CCATTGCTGGTCTGTAAGGATGGTAATAGGAACATCTTGCTGCTGGGATGGCGTCGCCGTGGTGTTACGCACAAACGCAGCATAGATTCCGTCTGGGCGGGCAATGTTCAGATCGCCGCCAAGCCCGATAGTGTAGGTTGCTTTATTGGCAACAAAAGGCAAAATGTATTGAGTTGCCCCGTACAGTTTTTGCGGGTCGAGATTCCATGACTCGATAAGGTCGTTTAGCTTGGTCAAAGCCCCCACACTTTGGGAAGCAGTGGGGGTCTCTTGATCGGCTATAACGCCCATATCCAGTAACACATCGGTTATCAGGTTGAGGGCTGTGTAAGCCATGTTTTACCTGTCGTAAGATGGGTTGATGTAAAGCGGATTGCTTACGTCAAGTTTAATACGCCGCTGGTATTCTGTTTCGGAGATGGCGGTTGTTGCCACCACCTCCGTTTCTAAAACCTCAGCGACTTCTTTTCCTTCAAGAACGTAGTCTTTTGGTCTGCGTCCCATGGCTAAATCAGCTTATAGCTATAGATTGAAGTGTCTGAAGCAGTGCCTGAAATTGTAAAGCCTGTTCCGTTGGTGCGGGTTTTTACTGATGGAAGAGCACCAACGGTACCCCCAACAGTAACTAGGGTAACAATAATACTGTGCCCAGAAGTCAATCTAGGCTCAACCACGGTTACGCTTGTTGCACCGTTAGCGGTAAACGTACCGCTAACGCCACTGCCATCAGGCATCGAGTTAAGGTTTTCCCGCAAAAGGGAAGTTACGTTTGTAGATGTAGCAACGGCCATATTAAATACTCCTTTAAATTTGTGATTAACCTCGAATTAGACACCACCTAGGACACGGCAAGCAATTTGTGGGTACGTTTCAAGCCATGCGTAGAGCACGTCAAAACGAACCATGTGCTGATTTGTTTTTCCGTCAATAAACTCTTTCATGGAGATAGACAGTCCGCTTGTTTTATCGCTAACAACCGTTTGTTTAACGCCCAAATCGCCTGGGATTTTTGCGATAGGAACAACCGCCAGAGTGAAGGCGTTTTTCTGGTACAAAAGCGACTGGATAGAAGTTGTATTAGAAGCTCCTGAAGTAACAGTAATCGCTGAGTTGTCAGCAAAAGTATTACCGCCGCTAGCGTTAATGACGTTTTGCAGTGGACCTGAAAGGATAATCCCATCTTCACCAATAGTGATGGTGGAGTTACCAGAACCGTCCGTAACCGTTTTGGCAGCTACAACGAAGTTTTTCAAACGGCCAGTAGACCTCTTAGTCTGAAGGTTGCGGTTAAAGCAACCAGCAATCGTAAAGGTATCACCTACGTTTAACGATGTCGTGGTCGCAGTCCAGCCATCAGTCACAATGGTGTTACCAGCGACCAACACACCGTTCGTCAGGGGCGTACCGCCGTAAACACCTGAAGTAAACGTATTTGCCACTTGAGAATCATAAAGTTCAAAGCCGTAACCATTGCCCAATAGACCTTCAGCGTATGCGTCATTTACAGTAGTCACTGGATTGAAATAGTTTTTCACGCCGCTTGCAAAACTGGCGTTTTGAAAACTATTAAGCAGCCCGAAACGTCCGCGCTTGCCAATTTTTCCGCCGTTAGAGGTGATTAGCGCTCCAGCAGTAGAAAGCACACTGGGATCAGTGATTGTAGTTCCCGGGGTTCCGACCACGTTTGCAACTTTTAAAGCAAGATCAAACCCATCAGCTTCGATTTTAGCGGCCAAGGCAGCGGCTGCACCATCAAGAACTCCGTCAATCATGCCGCGTTGCAACGCATCATACGAAATTTGTAAGTCAAGTTGGCTTGCAGAAACATCAACCCCAAACATATTTAAGCTGGTGCTTATTGCAGGGATGACTACGTTTTGCACTTCCATAATTTCGCCGCTGCGAATGTTAAATTGAGGCGGCTTTTGGATATTGATAATCCCGCCATGCTTTTTTTGGGAATCGGCTATATCCGCTTGAAAATCCCTGTTGACGTTTGATTGCATGGCCAACATGTTATCTAAGCGGGTCAACAGACGTTTGACGACGTGTGTATTAATCGGGGCTACGTTTGGCACGGGATGGCCTCCTTGGTAGGGGTTGGCTACCAAGGGGTTCCAAGGTAGCAGTTACTTCCGAATTCCTGTTAAAATCTTGTATTGACTTAAAGGCATGTCTTCTATTTCCTGCTGTGAATAAGAACTTACGTCCCTATTGGCAATTGTCACACCCGGCGGCGTAATAGGAGGTTCAGCCTTCGTAATTTTTGGTTTTTCCTGTTGCTCGCCGCCCTTTTTGATAAAAGCCTCAATGGTCTTTATCGCTTTGGGCAAAGCTTCAGGAGGCATCCCGCGTAAAAACATCAAATCTTGCCCACAATTTGCGAGGTGGTAACTAACATCTGCTCCAGCGGGAGAAGCAAGAATTGCTTTGTAAATCTCCGGCGTGACCAATTTGCTTTTTACCAACGCATCTATTTTTTCATCAAGATCAGGCTTTTCTTCTCTTAAAACTTCAAATCTCTCGGCAAGAGATTCTTCCTGTTTTTTCAAAGAAAGCTCAAAAGTCCGTTTTTCAAATATTTCCCCGGCTTTCCATTCGGCAAGCGCGGCTGCATATTCTAAAACGTCCTCATAATCTTCGACTTTTGGTGCTTTTGATGTGTCCTTAGCATTCGGTGCGTCCGAAACAGTAACGCGCTCTTGCTGTAAACGCCTTACTTCTTCCTGAAGTTTGGCAATCTCAAGTCTTGAACGCTCTCTCTCGGCTTTACGTTGGGCTGTGCGGGGGTTTATCGATTTCTGCTCGGTCGGTTCCTCATCGGGTTCCGTATCCGGCTTTGAAACCTCAGTAGCTTCAACTTTTGGAGGTTCAACCTTTTCGGGTTCGGCCTGCTCAGTGGCTATGTTGGTCTCAACGGTAAATCGATCTTCAACAGAAAGAGCCGCTGTTGCGGTAGCATCTGTGTTGTTTTCCATATACATTCCTTTTATCTTGATTGCAAGGGGTTAATTTATCAGGCGCATTAAGAGCAACATTACTTCGTCATCGTCGTTTATTATTCTTAATTTTTGTTGTTGCAACTTATCAATGAGTTGCATCAATTCATTCTGCTGAGTAAGTAAACCAAGAAGCTCAATCTGCATGGCTTCGTCGGCTAAATCGCGTGCGCGTTTAACTTCAAGAGTTTGAATTTTGTTTTCGGTTGTTTTAAGTTTTAATTGTGCTTTTTCAAATTCACGCTCAATTTTACGCCGTTCTATTAACTCATAAGTAGTTGGCTGATATTCTCTACGAGCACCGCCATTAGGAGTAAGTGTTTGTCCGCCGCTTGTTCCTGTTACTAGGCCAGTTAATTCAAATAAACCAGAAGCCACAGCATTTGCTGGCCCAGCCCCAATGGCTGTACCATCAAGAGGAAAATTCCCATTAGCGGCACCATTTATTGGTATTGTTCCTATAGAATCCCCAGTTAAAAGAAATGTGCCAGATGCTGTGCCATTAGTTGTTCCGGTACCGACAATGCCTATAGAGGAACCTGAAAGCGGTAAATCACCACTAGAAACACCATTAATTATGATTGTTCCTGTAGAGCTCCCTGAAAGCGGGAAAGTCCCAGATGCAACGCCGTTAGTGGTTGCGGTGCCAACAACACCCGTAGAAGAACCTGAAAGCGGTAAATCTCCTGAAGAACCCCCATTAATAATAATTGTTCCAGATGAACTTCCAGTCAGCGAGAAAGTACCTGAAGCAATGCCATTAATTATGACCGTGCCTGTTGAGTCTCCAGTTAATGGAAAACTACCTGATGCAACGCCATTTATTGCTCCAGAAAGACTTGCAATCCTAGGAACCCTTACCTTAAGCATAATCAGTCACCAATGAGAGGAGGGCGATTGCGAAAAGGATGGTTGGCTTGCAAACGCGCGTTCATCCCCCACTTATGAGCCAAGTAGCCTTCAATAACTTGAACCATCGTAAATGAAATAGCTCCGGTTAAAATGATTTCACCTATCCATGAGTTCCAAGATGAACCTGTGGTAGTGCCTACGTCCGAACCAATCCTTATCCCTGTAGTGCTTAAAGCCCCAGATTGCCCCGTCAAAGACACTCTAGAACCACCATTTGCCGAGGTTAAATTCTCGTTAGAAGCAGCGCCCGCAGTCCCGAAAGCACCAACAAGTAATACCGGAACATTAGAAGTTCCTAGCCCTGTGATTATCGGCCCAGTAACCCCGGTACCCCCCGCTATTTGAATAAACTCACCAGCGTTACCTCCTGAACCAAAATAACCTTGAGCGTAGGTTGAACCGGCGGTAAGGCTGTCGGGGTTGACCCCTTTCGTGACCCATATACGTCGATACGTTGAGGCGCCTAGTAAACCTGCCGCAGATACAACCGCAAAGGAGCAAAATTGCCTACCGGGAGCGATTGAAAAATCTGGCGTGTCTAGTCTCGTTGCAGAGCTGGCTGTGAAGTTAATTGCCGACAAATTATTTGTGGCGTTACTTAAAAAAGCAGGCTTTCGCACAGTTGCGGTGGCATTTCTACCAAATCCGCTTTTGTCTCTCCATGTGTTAACCCCAGTACCGTCTACCGAAAGAGTTGATAAATCCGCGGCATCTAACCATATCGTTGGATTGACAAGATTTGGACTCCACAACCTCTTTTGCAACTGCGCATCATCGTAAAAGTTTATGCCGCGTGGCATTACACAATATCTTCGTTAAATGGCGTGACGTAAATTTCATTACCACTGGCTGCTAAAGACACGCCTGAATTGTTCACCAAAGAAAACCTCAACGAAAACGGGTAAAGCCGAACTATGGGAATAATATTGACCTTTGCGCTAGCTCCGGAGGTTAGGGATATGGCGTATAAGTCGCCACCAACCTTGTCCGATGTGTCCGTGCCGTCTGATTGTGTTACCCTAAGACTCACAGAGCCGCCCGTTGGAGGCGTGATACTGCCAAGTTTAAGCGTTACCGCGCCGTACAAATCTTTGTTTGAGGAATTATCGTAGGTGACAGTTGCGCTTTCCGATCCGTTGGCCAGAGAGTTAAAAGCCGTACTGGCAAAGTTACTAGACCGCGTGCTTGGTGTCGTCCATTTTGCTACACTCATGCTACGGCTCCTCTTGCAAGTCCCACTAGCCGGGCATCAACGTAAATCTGATTGTAGGTGGCCCATGACTGGTTAGCGTTGGTCATGGCGAGCAAGTCAGCTTTAGTTGTTGCATCAATGAGATTTGCAGACACCAAAGCGGTGAGTAAGGTTACAACAACATCATAAGATGCAGGTTTATGCGTCTCAATGATTGTTGTATAATTAAGGCTATCTCTAACCGTAATGCATAGTCCGCGAAGCGATACGTCCGCAGTAGTGTCTTCGGCTGTAAGAACAATTCCTGGCCAGTACTGTCTTTCTAAAAAGACCTGCCTAACATCCGTGGTCATCACCGGAACTTTCTTTGTCGGTAACGTCTCATCCACAGCATTTAAAATTGTCGCCACCTCCCAATCGGGTTTCCCGTTAAATTGTGACTCAGCAACTTTGTCTATGAGAGCTTGAGGAATAGTCATCACGCACCCCCGGCGGTAATTGTGAATTGCGTGATATTAACTTGCTGAGCGGCAGTGATGCTCACGCTGTCCAGTGTCATATCGCCGCCGCCACCTGTAGCTGTCACAGTGCCCTGAATATGGCACGTTGCGCCTTGGCTAATGCGAAAATACCCTGCGGTGCCCGTTGCGTCTGCTGAAGCGTCTTGCCATGTTCCGTTAATGGTTTTGCTACCGCCTGAAGCCGCGGTAAGCCAATCACTGGGGAGCACAATAGTTACCAGAACCGTTCCCGTAGAAGCGGCGGCACAGTTTGCTGGAACTGAACCACTGCGAATCTCCAATGTAGGAGATGTGCTAATAGTTGTTTCTATCTGGTCAAGTGCAGCGTTACGGGCAGCGGTTGAGAATTGGAAAGCCATATAAACTCCTTATGTGGTTCTGGTGTAGGCTTGTTCAATAAGCCCGGTTTGAGGATTTCTTTTAACGTCAATAACTTTCGGAGCGCGAATGTCTGTAGATAATTGTTGAAAATTGCCTTGCATTTGCAAGAGCATCTGAATTAAGGCATCCATATTTTGTTTAATATTTTCAACACCTTTTATATCTTGTTCCTCCTTTGCTGCCTTTTCAAGATTGGCTTGATTTTCTGTTTGCTCAGCGTTTTGCATTTCAATTATACGTAATTCCGCATCAAATTTAGCCTTGTCAGATTCAATGCGAAGTTTTTCTGCTTCTAGTGCTAGTTTTTGCGTTTGTAGTTCCAGATTGGCTGCCTGCATTTGCGCATCAGAAGCCATCTTGTCACGCTGGAATTGCAATTCAGCGGCTTTAAGCTCGGCATCAAACTGGTTTTTCTCGGCTTGTGTCTGTGCCGATTGCGCTTTTATTTGTAACTCGCCCATTTTCATCTGAGCCTCAGATTTCTTTTCCGCCGCCGCTTGCTGAGCCTCCTGCAATGCTTGGCCTAGCTGCTGGATAATCTGCTGCGCCTGCTGGAGCTGCGCCTGTACCGCCGGAGGAACGCCCTGCATCTGCTCTTTTTGACTTTCAGGGTCACGCAACTCAGGCGGCAACCCACGTTCAATAGCCTCAGCCGTTTTATCCGCGTTAGGCCAATCCATGCTGCGGACAATACCCGGAAGGGCTGGTAACATCGCTTGTGGGTATGCCTGTAAAAGCGCAATTTGTGATTCGCGTTCCTCTTCACGCTTGGTGGTAAAGCTTGCTCCAGTAGTTACAGCAACGCCCATCTCGCCCTTGGTCATGTCATATTCAATGGTTTTTCCTGTCCTGGGGTCTTTGTATTTCTGGTTAATCTTAACAACGCGGGTTTTCTTGTCCTCGCTCATTACTTGAATTTCGCGGCTACCGTCGTAAATTTTCTTACTTAGGTCTTGAAAGATGATTCCTCCGTAAAGCAACGCCCGGCGGAACGTATCAGCATAATTTGAGGTTGAAATATCGCCTTCACGCTGGCGGGCAAGGATGGCTTTTCCGGATTTCTCATTGCTTTGCTGGCCTAGTGATGCCGGGTAAATCCCGCTAGTACCGTAGAAATTCTGTTCCGCCATCTGAATAAGCGCAACAGCCGATGACAAATCCGCACCGTTTTGTAATCTTTGCGGCGGGGCAATAGGCAAACCATTCTCGTCAATGTCGTTGTATGGTAAGTAAGCGTAATTTTTTCTGTTTACGGTATCGTAGTATTTTTCAAGTTGTTTAACACCACGCAAGGGCACAACAAACGGCGAAATAGGCGCAGACTCAGCAAGCTCAATAGCGGCGTTTGTGGCGTAATTAAACAACACCTGTGTTGAAATCATATCCTCATAAATGCCCGTGAGGTACGTTTTGCCATTCACAACGGTTTTATTACCTTCAACAAAGCAATACGGGATGTGTGAGCCTTGCCACTTGCGCCCTTCTAACTTTTCCTTTGCCGTGCATTTGTAGTACATCACACGGGGTTTTTTGATAACGCGCTCGTTGTAATTTTGAACATCTTTAGGTTTCTCGGTAAATTTCTCGCCTGTTTCTTTGTTGAACCAAACGGTTTCTTTATCGTATTCCATTCGCCAGTAGTGACCAACACGCACCAAATCCTCACCCATAGTTGCCCATGATGGGTATTCACTGCCAACAGATTGCAGTTCATCCCTAGCGTACTCTCGGTTTTCCCTGCGGTTAAAATCCGTGAGGGGCAAGTCTTCAACCTCAATCAAAAATCGCCTGTCGCTGCGGTCTTGCTTGCGGCAAGCAGGGTCATCGTACACCTGAAACGTGTTGGGTATCTCACGAATGTAGATATTTTGGTCGTTGCTCTCGTCGTTGTCGTAGTCCGTGGCAAAAGCAAAGTATCCCCAGCCCATGTTGACTTGACTGGCAATGGCCATCTTGTACGCCGTCTGAGCGCAACCCTGCGATTGCACCTCGCGTACCATGTCTTCTAGGATTTCTGCCTTTTCAATATCGGCATCGGTTTTGGGGATGTATTTAATTTGCGGCACATTCTGCCACTGGTCATTGATAACTTGACGGCCAAACTTAGGAAGCTGGTTAAACGAGTAAGACGGACGGCTACCCCGTGCAGTAATCTCTTGCGGGTTAAATTGCTTTGCACCGGGGCGGGTAAAGTCTAAAATGAATAGAGCACGGGTGCGGTTATCAGCTTCAGCTTCTGATGAGAGCTTGAAGTCATCAAGCATGGACTGCACGATTGAATCTCTATCCACGCCTAAACCCTTTGGTACGATGTGGCGGCATAATAGCCCGGCGGAACAATCTTTGCAATAGCATCTTCTTTGTGCTTCATTTGTTGCATCGCAAAAGTCCTAAAAGCATCAGCACCATGTGAAGCCTCATCGTGCGCGTGTTCGTTCATCCACATAGCGTTGATGCGATCCCACTTGCGTCTATAGCTGTCGAGACGGTTAATGAGAAGGGCACATTTGGTTTCATCAATCCAGACTTGCGTTAGCATCGGGCGGCAATAGTTCATCACGTCGTGGTGCACGCTCTTGGTGACAGGGATGACCCTGATGGGGCTAATCCCCGCACGTTGAGCCATCACACGCGATGTAAGCACCTCGCCTTGTGTGACTTGATTCATGTTCCCATCATGCGGCCACCAATGCGTTCCGTAGTTGTAGCCGCGCTCTTTCAGGATAATAGCGTAGGAATCCCATGCGACGTTTGTCTTTTCCTCATAGTCAATAAAGTGCTTGCGGCCTCTAATCTCCTGAAAAAAGATAATGGAGCTTTGATCGCGTGTCTTACCCAAATCCCAATAGGTGTGAACAGGGCAGCTACGATCATAGGGCACAAAAGTTATCTGGCCGGATTTACGCAGCTCAGCCATTTCTTTTGCATAGTATGCGCCTTCCATAGAGCCTTCAAAGGCTTCATCAGGCGTTGACGGATATTCCCGCCGCATGTCATCGCCCATGATGCGCTCTTTAACGGCGTACCAAGCCTTTTGATTGGGTGTAAGGCTGAAATTGGATAAATACGCCTCGGTTTCTTTCGAAATGACTGCCAGCGCTGTTTCCTCATCGCTTAGGCGATATTCAGGGTTTTTAAACCATGCAAAGAAGTGAAACTTAGGCTCAAGGCGGCTAAGCGTTTTACCTAAATTTTTCAGGTTGATAGCTTGTTGGCACAAATCATAGAACTCGCCAGCCTTGCCCTCGGCTGTTGACTCAACAAATATCTGCTGGCCGATACCAACAGCATTAAGCGCACCCGTTTTAATCTCTCTCGCCTTTTCAGGCGTGGCCGCAGATACTTTTCCATATTCCGATACCAAAAGCTTTTGCAGCGTGTCACCACGGTGTGATGTTCCAACTGATATACCGCTACCATTGCTAAACTCGACTTGCTCTGCAGCGTCTGTAACGAGCGTGGGAAGGCCAATCAATGGATTGTTAAGAATGTCTTTCGGGATGTTCTCATAAGCGTACTTAATCATCTTTAGCTTCTTTTTCGCATCATCAATGCCGCTGTCGATAATCCCGCATTTATGGTTACTATTGAACAAACACGCATCAAGGAAGTAAATGCAGATGATGGTGGAGAATCCAAGTTGCCGGGCTTTAAGGATAACATTGAAATACCAGACGGTGGAAAGAAATTGCCGTTGTGCCCAGTTAAACTTCAGCACTACCTTTTGACCGTTTTTATCGCGGATATGGTACAGGTTGTTCAATCTCCATTCCTGATTGCCCAGGTATTCATCCCTCAATTTCACATAGGCCTGTTGCTCATCCATTTTACTGCGCTGTGATTTGAGGCAGCCCTACAGTCGTGCCCTCGATTTGATTCACAATCGCCGTCAAAGATATCAATGGAGATTCAGGATCACCCGCAACCGTGTATTTATCGCTGTATTTTTTAGGGGCTTGCTTAGCGCACTTCCATTTTATTTCATCTAGCATGATTCGTGCTTGATCGGATGTTATTCTACCCGTTCTAAGATCATCCATAAGTTCCTTGGAACTCTCAAAATGTGCATCGGCTCTGTTGTCCCGCGCGCGCATGTACTTCTGGCGTAATTCATTGTTATCTAACAACCATCTAAAAAAAGTTTTTTGATCAATATTGTGTTTTTCACATGCTTTAGTAACGCTATCACCACAAGCTATTTCTAGGCAAATGGCATCAGCCAATTCATCAGTGTATTTTGTTACTGGCATAATAAATAATACCTTGGATTCATTTAGATTGTCAATCTTAATCACAACCCATTGTTTCCCCACAACAATATATTTTTAAAAAACTTAATGTTTTGTTGAAGATTTTTTTTATGCCGCAAACTAAATCATACCGCTACAAAGCCAAGCTTAAAACTCAAGGGTGGGTGCGTATTGACCGCATCCTCCCCCCCTGTGTAGCGGCTAGGGTAGCGGCGGATGTTGTCCGGTACATGGCGGAGTATAACGCAGCTACTTCACCACCGGATAAGCCTCAAATTCCCGTTTTCTAGCCTTTGTAAGCATCTTTCTATCCTTTTGGCTACTACCCTAGCCGGGTGTATGGTTAACATGGTCTGGCGGTCATTAAACTGGCCTTAGCGACGATTCTAATCCGTCACCTAAGCCCCTTTCATCTGCTGCAACCGCTTCACAAGCTGTTTGTTGGTCTCAATGGCCGATTCCCCATTTTGGATAAGCCCGGCCAGCGTATCAGCCAAATCTGCTAACATCACCTTGTCGCCCACCCCCGTTTTCTGGCGGATGTCTGCGATAACCTTTAGCAGATACATCTCATTGGGAATATTATCAAAATGGCCTTTTTTGTACCATTCCATCATTACCTTGTTTAGCTCTTCTAGGTGTTCATCAGTGCTTTGTGGTTCGTACATGGTTAAATCCTTTCTAATTTTCTAGCGTCGCGTTTTTTTTTGTTAATAATTTCTTTATTTAAC